GGAAAATATCTTCGATATAGTGTTGGACAACCCATGGGAGCTTATAGCTCTTGGGCTGCTTTCACTCTATCACACCATCTAGTCGTATCTTGAGCCGCATATTTATGTGGTATCAAGAATTTTACAGATTATATAATACTTGGTGACGATATCGTTATTAATAATGATAAAGTTGCAAGGAAATATATATCTATAATGACTAAATTAGGTGTAGATATTAGTCTTCAGAAGACCCATGTAAGTAGAAATACTTATGAGTTCGCTAAAAGATGAATCAAAAATCGAATCGAAATAAGTCCGCTTCCATTGAAGGGGATATTAAGCAATTATATTAGACCACAAGTTGTTTTACAACAACTTTTAATCTATATGCATAATAATACCCATAATTTCAATGGAACTGTTTTAGAGTTGGTAATTAAATTATATACAAATTTAAAAATTGGTAAGAGATATTATACTTCTTATTCAATAAATAAAATTGTGTATGATTTTTATTACATTTTAAGATATGCATTAAAACTTTCTTCAAATGAAGAACTTAGACATTATTTAATATCTAAGGGTGTTAATGAAATCTTTATATGTAATGAAAAGCTAATTCCTTCTTTTATGAGGGAGCTTATAATCTTAGGATTAGGTTCTCAGGCTGAAAAAGCAGGTAACGAGATTAAAAATCAAGCTACTGACTTTATTAACCTTTATTCCAAATTTGAAAATTTTGAAATAAAGAGTTTAGCCTCTCATCCATTAACACATGGCCTCTATAACAAATCTTTAATAATTAAAAATAAATTATTTAAGGCAATCTCTTCTAACGAGTTAGATTTGATTGATGTTATCTCTGCTATGCGTGTAGAAAATGTAGATCGAATAGTGGCACTACGGAGAGATCCGAGTATAACTGTTAAATCTTTAGATAAATTATGAAAAGATTCATTAAAGATTCTTAAGAGAATCAATTTTGAAAATTATCAGAATTATCCATTTCCTACATGTGGACAAAATACTAATTATTATCAGTGAGAACAAAATTTTAATTCTAATCTCAGCATTTCTGCTGATGTTTTAGAATTACTAAGATACGGTCATTATAATGATCCTGCCAAAAGTACATTTGTACCTATGTGGTAAGGGTATTATTCAGCTATATATTACACCTCTCTGGTAACTTGGGTTCGAATCCAAGACTACTGGAAGTTATAAAGTGTGTATGGTACACACTTGTCTTATATAGTGAATAACGGTTATAATAACATTGCTTAGATTTAACTAATGGTTTTCCAACTAACTTCCTTTACCTTAAGGAGTTTATAGACTCAAATAATTATTTAAAAATTAGAGGAGTTTTAACTCTTTTATATTATACACGAAGTATAATA